GTAAAAATAATGCAATGTTTATTTTTCTAATTCCCTTACAAAACAATAACCAAATTGTTTGTAATAATTTAAATAATCACTATATGGTTTATAATATATATTTCTATTAAACATATTAACATGATAGCTATGACTATCTGTAATATTTAAATTAAATATTTCATCACCTCCATATAAAAATGCTATTTGGTTTTTATTGTACTTTGGTTTAATAATATCATAAAATGGAAACGTACAAAATTCATCTGGACCAACTTTGCCATAAATAATTAAATCCCAAAAATTATTATTAATTTTATCTATAATTTCAGATTCACTCATATAATAATCATCATCTTTTTTTAACCTTTTTGGAAATGTATAACAGTTATTTCCGTAATATTTATTTTCAGAAAAACTGTCAAAATCATCATACAAAAATGGCAATTTTTCATATTCAACTCCAACTCCACCAATAGATTTTATATATCTTTTTAATCCAATCCACAATGATTCTCTATTGTAATTATTACCATGATGACAAGTTAGTAATAATATATTTTTTATTTTATCACCATTTTTAATATTTTTTAAAAAATACTTGGCACATGCTGAGGTTGTACAATTTTTTCTTGTGTGTTCTAAAAATTTTGAACATAATATATTATATTTGTTTATACATTCTTCATTTTCAATCCAGTTATTAAATAACTCATAAGCTTCATTATTTAATTCTTTTGGATAACTTGTTAAAGTATATTTTGGACAATCTTTTAAATTTTCAAATAAAGGAATACAACCATTCATTAATATCTCGTAATGACGTAAACAATCCCATCCACCTTTCATTTTTGTTATCGCAAATCTAGATTGACGGTACATATTATTATACTCCTTTTCTTGATATTTGTTAAATATATAAGTTGATATATCCCCTGGAATTAATGACGCAAGTAAACATGTTTTTCTAGGAATTACTTCAACTACGCATTCATCAGGAATACTAAATGATAAAGGAAAAACATTTTCATTATCTACTTGAATTACATGAGATGATTGACTTTTATATTTAGAATAGTCTTTATGATGAAAATAGTATCCATTTTTTCTTGCTGAATTCTCATCCATTGTTTTTTCACTTACATGAAGTTTATTTTTAATTGAATAATTTGTCAATAAATTTTTATATTTATTTTTATTAAACAAAGAAGACAATACAATTTCTTCAGGAAAGATTGAAAAAAATGGATATCCTAACTTTACCATTTCATAATACTCTTTAATTAAACTCTTCACTTTTATTGATTCTAAATTTAATCCAAAAACAATTGTTTCAATATACTTTGCGTTTTGTAATTCAGAATTAGTGATTCTATTTAAAAGACACATCGTACTTTCTAATGTCATAGCATTATAGTTATTATTTGAATCAACTGTTTTTATTAGAGCATCATCATGATATAAGACATTAAATAATTGTTCTGGGTTGTTTAAAGCATAACACCCTGAATCTATCCAAATAACTTTATCAAACCCTTTTTTATATGCCTCTAACATCATAAATATTTTAAAACAATATGGAACACCTACATATTTCATTTCAGTTCCAGTAGGATTTGGAAATCCACCATTAAATAAATAAAAATGTCCATTAAAACCAGTTTCTTCCAATGATTTATGTATATTTTGTGAAGCATTAAATCTACTATCATAATTATCATTCAAGTGTGTAAAAGGAGTACAACATACAATACAATTACGATTATTTCCACCATCACCAATTTTATATAAGTTTTTTGTAGGTAATAAATTATTATCTGTATTTATTAATTTTTGTCTAATCCCTCTAGTTATTCTTGAGTTGAAGTCTGTAATTGTATAAAACATATTTTTATACGAATAAAAAGATTCTATAATATTATCAATATTTTTGTTATCTAATTGTGTTTGAATATTAATATAATCATCTATACTGTATTCTTCTTTATCTGGAATATCTATTAAAAATGGATTTACTGATAATTTAGTTACAAATGGGTAAAAATTTAAATTTATATCTGGATAACCGGGATTATTTGAAAAATCTAACCCCTTTATAGGCAATGGAATAGAATTTAATTCAGGAATTTTATCAAATAAATTTTTATTTATATATGTTAATTCTATTACATTAGGTAATCCATTATTTGATACTAAGTCATGATTATTTCCATGTGCATGAATTAAATAGTGTGTACTTGTTATTTTTTTTAAACATTGTATTTTTTCATGATAATCAGAACCAAAACTATTAACTGTCATTCCATGCCAACTAACATTTGTAATTCCATGTAATTCAATAACTAATTGTGATATTTTACTTAATTTAATTTGATCCATAGACTGAAACCAAGGCCATTCTCCTCCTTCAATATCCATTTTTAAAAAAATATTATCATATTTTTCAAAAAAAGAAGACAAATTACTAACGGAATCACTATTTTCAAAACCAATATTTTTTTTTATAAACGTAACTATATTTTTTAAATTACTTGGAATATCTTTTATTGTTCCATCAAATGCAAAACAATTTTCCTTATTTAAATTATATTTATTAATAAAATCAATACTGAAATCATCATTTTGTGATATACCACAACTAATCAAACAATCATAGTTTATATTTAAATCTCCTATCACATATCCACTATCTGTATTTGATCCAAGTCTAAATTTATTATCAAAATGATAAACCTTAAATAAATCTGTATTATTTTCTAATAAATTACTTTTAGAATCAGTTGAATCAACAAAATCACTAGAGTCAAAAAAATTATCTGAATTTAAAAACTCCATTTTATAAATACAGATGAATATCTTTAAATAATTATTTTTTTATATAATGAATAAAACAATTTATTCGTTATATTTTAGAGAAAAATATTAATAATTAAATATAATTTAATATATAAATTATGAAGACTTATGGATTTATTATTACTAGACATGTTAGATGTGAAAAAACAAATAAATATTGGAACAATTCTATTAGATGTTTAAGATATCTATATCCAAATAAAAAAATTGTAATTATAGACGATAATAGTGATCCAAAATTTTTAAAAGATGAAGATACATATAAAAATGTTCAAGTAATTCAATCTGAATTTACAGGAAGAGGAGAGTTATTACCATATTATTATTACCTTAAATATAATTTTTTTGATAACGCAATTATTTTACATGATAGTGTTTTTTTACATAAAAGAATTGATTTTGATAACCTTATTAAAAAAGATATTAAGGTTTTACCATTATGGTTTTTTTTTCCAGATAAAGAAAATCTTGAAAATAGAATAAGAATTTCAAATAGTTTAAAAAATTCATATAATATACATTCTAAACTCCTACTGGAAAATATAGTACTAGGAATGCCACAGGATAAGTGGTTTGGATGTTTTGGAGTACAAAGTTTTATAAACTATGATTTTTTATCTTTAATAGAACAAAAATATAATATAACAAATATGATTCAACATGTTAGATCTAGACAAGATAGATGTTCACTAGAAAGAATCTTTGGCTGTTTATTTTATACAGAATATCCAAAATTAGTAACACTTCCTAATAAATCATTATTAGGAAATATTCATAAATATCAAAAATGGGGATACACTTATTCTGAATATGAAGAAGATATTAAAAATAAAAAAATTCCGAAACCAATTGTAAAAATATGGACTGGACGTTAAAATTCAGGATTATCTGTAAAAACAGGTGTTATTCCACCACCAACTACACCATTTGTTACAGGTTTAATTTGTTCTAAAATAAAATATCCACAAATTACACTAAAATATACTAAAAGTGAGTCTCTGACAAGTAATTTTAATGATTTTGGTTCTTTATCAAAAAATCGCATTTCTAAAAATTTTGCTATAAAAAAAATTACTGAAATTATACCTGCAATAACAAATATATTTTCCATTTACATTATGAAAGCAGATTCTTATTTTTGATTTTACGCAAATATTTTTATCTTTATTTATCTTTATTTATCTTTATTTATCTTTATTTATCTTTATTTATCTTTATTAATCTAATATTTCAATATCATCTATTAGTAGGTCAGGTAATAAGTCCATTTTAGGTTCCTCTATGTTATGAATATCTAAAGCTCCTAATTCAATATGTTCATCTGATATTTTTAATCTTCCATTATCTTCATCCTCATCATCTTCATCTTGTTTTCTTTGTTGTGCTCTTAGTTCACTAATTTCTTCTAAACGTTCAATTGTTTTTGGTGCTGTTACAGAAATAATGTTATTGTTATCATCTTTGATATAATCAATGTCATTAAAACTTAATTGACTACTACTACCACCATTAGTAGTCAAAGATAAATTATTATCATTCGTTTGGTTATTTTCATGATTCATAGGAGCGTTTTCATTTTCTTTCACTTTCTCTTGAACAATTTGTTCTTCAATCACTTGTTCTTTAATTTCTTCAATAATATCTTCTTCCACCGATTCATCCATATATGCTTTTAATATTGCTTCTACCGGAATACTCTCTCTAATTGTATTTAATATACATTCTTGAACAATGATTTCAATCTCTCTATTATTTTTTTGTGCATGAAGAGGAGGAATATTTAATTCAAATAAATAAATATTTTTATATATTTTTCGCGCTGTATTTATATAAACTTTGTGAATAAAATTATCAAATTTAGGTATGTTTATATCTATTTTTTTTTGCTTTTGTCCGACTCGCATAGATGTTAAAATTTTTAATTGAATAATATGAACACAAGTAATTAGTTCTTCCAAATACATACAACCACTTTTTTCACCAATCCTATTTCTTTCTCTCTCAATAATAATATGATTCCATTTTTGAATTCTTGAAATAAAATTTTGAAAGGTCATTAAATATTTTTCCATTTCGTCATTTTCTTTACATAATTTGATCGCTTCTTCTAAAATAGATTTAAATCCTTCAATAACTAAAGGAGTTAATATGGTTAATAATCTAGAACTCCATTCATTTTTAGATTCATGAAGTGAACTTACATTAAAATCATCCATTTACATAAAAGAAATATTTTCTAAAGATAATTCTGAACTTAAAAACAAAAAATTTAACATAAATAACATTATCATCTTTTCACTTCTAAATTCTTTTTTAACTTTGTTAAAACATATTAAAAATTCGTATTTTTTTTCAATGGATATTTTTAACCCTAAAAAGTTTTTTTTTTGCATTAAATTTAAAATATCTAATCCACTATAACCTTTTTCATATATTTTTTCACAAAATATCATTAAGGTTTCTACCTCTACTTTGCTATCTTTTAATTTTATAAATTCTTTTTTTAATGATTCTATATTTTTTTTTTTAATATCACATGTTTTAAATGTTTTTTTCATGTTATATGCATATAAATTTACAATTTCACCATTTATCATTGGTTCAGGAACATAGATTTCACAAAAACGAGAAAGAATTGGCTTTAATAAATTGTATTTATCTTCAACTACAATAAAAAATCTTGTGTTATGACTGAATAATTCAATACATCTTCGCAGTGCTGATTGTGCATCCATAGTTAACTTATCAGCATTCAATAATATAATACTTTTAAAAACATCTCCACCATTTGAATTAATATGTGTCTTGGCAAAAAATTTAAGTTCTTCTCTAATAAATTTTATTCCTTTGCCATGAGCACAATTTACAGACATTACCAATGATTTTAATTTTTCTCTATCACAATTATATATATCATTAATAAAATTATTTACAATTGTTCTTTTTCCACTACCTGATGGACCATGAAAAATAATATTTGGTATTTTATGTATGGATTTGAAATATTCTAATTTTTGTTTAATTGATTCATGAATATTTAATAACATAATTTATGTATACTACAATTACTGTGATCTTTTTATATTTAAATATTAACGTATTAGATTGAGATAAAAAGTTATAATTAATTATTTATTTTACAAATTCTAGAAAATAAATAATTGTTTTTGTTTTGTTTTGTTTTGTTTATGTTTTGTTTTGTTTATACCGAAGTTGTCAAACTATGAGTATATGGATTATTTTTGAATGCATTTAAAATATCTGGTTGAATACGGTCACATCCAGCACACTCATTATAATATTGGGGCATATTAATAGATCCATAGGTTTCAACCGATGGTGGCAAAGATGAGATACGTGAAAAAGCAGGATTCATTCGTCCATCAAAACGATTGCAATCTTCTTTACAATGAATATTCATTTGTTGATTAAATATTTGCATTCCTCCTGGGTTTGGTCTGTTGTCAATAGTTGCTGATTTTATATCGTTATTATGTTGTCTATAGGCTGCATCATAACTCATATCTCCATACTGTGTAGCACCACCTCCAGATGTTCCAACATAACTTTTACTTGTTGTATCTCTTTGTGTTAAATCCATTGGAGTATAATTATCAACATAGATTCCTTCTTTTTGGCCATTAATATTAAAAGTAGGAGAGTATAAAGTAGTTTCTTTTATCGTTGTCGTAGTAGTATCATTTGGATTAATTACATAACTTCCAGGAACAGAACTTGACATATCACCGTAAATACGAACATTATTAATTGTCTCATCTTTACGGGTAGGTTTTAAGAAGTCTAAAATAGGAGCAATGACTGCACCAATAGCACCACTTACGCCGTTCGTACGATTCACTTGTTTTACAGTAGAACGATTGTTTTCATAATTTGTATGGCTGCGAATAAATTTATCTCCGTCATCAGATGGTCCACGACCACTAGCCATGGATGGATTTACACCACATGGATTTAATGTAACACGTTTACTTTGTTCAAAGTTTTCAGGAGCATAACTTGCTTTTCGGTCAGCGGCACCTGCAGGTCCTGTGTAGTCAGTAACAATATCATTTCTTTTAATAATACCCATTTCCTGAATAGATCTTAATGTCTCTCCTTTGGTCGCTCCAGTAGTTGTTAACCAACGATCTTGAGTATTAATAAAATATGTATCAGGACGTTGTTTTTCTACACGTCCTAAAGTTTGACTACTTGCTGAATTCTTAATAAATGAATTTGCAGGACCTTCATGATTTATTAATTCATATTCTAATTTTGGATTGGTAGATACTCTCAACTGATCAACTGTGTAAGGTAACCATTTATCACGTGCTTCCATACCAGAATTATAACCTCCGCTTCCATTCGCTGAATATCCTTGATTTAATCCAGGTCCAACCATGATACTTTCAAATGGTTTTACACCTCCTCCTAAAGCTCTCATAGCTGGATTTTCTCGTGATTGAAAAAAATCACTATTATTAGGGGTTCCGTAAGCCCATGAAATATTTTCTTCTGGTTTAAATAAAGGTGCTTGTTCTATTTTTTTCATTACTTGTGATCCAGAACCAATCATGTTATCTAATACTGATTCAGCAATATTTGCATGATAAGTATTTCCTTTTACTTTTCCACCATTGAAAGGAACCATATTATTATGCTTGAATTGTTTTGATTCTAAATAGTCTCCTGTCATAGAATAAATTTGTTGTGGATTATTTCCTACATTTTTCCCCTGTCTAACCTTTTGTTCATATAAATTTTGATCAAAATATTTATCTGTTGCAGTATTTGGATTTTGATATTCTTGAACAGTTGATACTAATTGATTTAAATTAGTTACTGGATAATTTTGTGGAGGAATATTTGTATTTGGTAAATAATTTCTTTGTTTTCCCATATTATCAAAATTTTCTTTCGTATTATTATTGCGTGTATTGTTTTTATTATGAATAACTTGATTACATGATTTAGATGATTGATTAGATATTACATACATTCCTCCTAATGCTATTAAAGGAATTGCTACTTCCATATTATATATATTAAATATAATTTTTATTGAAATAGTTACTTTGTAGATTTCATAGATTTTATAGGTTCACAAGATTTTGTGGAAGCACAAGTATTTGGTCCACCAATGTAATTTCCTTTTATTAAATTAAAACTGGTTGGTAAGTAATTATTGGTTTCATTAATTACACAATCTCTTTTTGGAGTAAAATAATCTTTTTCTAAAATTCTTGTACTTAAATTATTTTGAAATGGAAAACATGTATTTTCTTGTGGATTTAAAGGTGGATAATACCAGTCAACTTGTTCGCAGTCACGTACCATCCATGCAGGGGCGATGGCTCTTGACTCTTCTGTAAATATATTATTACAACTAGGATACTTAATTTCATTATTTTTTACATTAAATTTTTCGTAATTATCTTTCCCTAAACAATCTCTACTAGCTTTTCTATTTACACCTAATAAATCACTTTCTAAATTAATTGTGTTGGTTCTTAAATTTCCTGCCCATTTTTGAACTCTTATGTGTGGATCTTCAATGTAACATGGATTTGCACCATTACCTGGAACATTTAAAATCCATCTTCCAGGATCAGTAGCTTGTTGTTGTTGTTTTTTTGTTCTACATGGATCATAATTAAATCTTGTAAATGACATTTTAAATTATATATATATATAATTTAAATAATATCTTTCATAAATTATTATTTAAATAAATAATTAGTAATATTTTATATGAATTTTTATAGAACAGAAAAACCCACATTATGTTTAAACATGATTGTAAAAAATGAAAGTAAAATTATTAGTAGACTTTTTGATTCCGTTTCAGAAATTATTGACTGTTATTGTATTTGTGATACAGGATCTACAGATGATACTATTAATGTAATTAAAGAGTATTTTTCAAAAAAAAATATTCCAGGAAAAGTTGTGAATGAACCTTTTAAAAATTTTTGTTATAATAGAAATTTCTCACTAAATTCTGCAGTTGGAATGTCTGATTATGTTTTACTAATGGATGCAGATATGGTGTTAGAAGTTAAAGATTTTAATAAATATGAATTGTTACTAGCTGATTCACATAACATTTTACAAGGAAATGACGAATTTTATTATGATAATATGAGAATTGTTAAAAACAATGGTCTTTATAGTTATTGTGGGGTTACACATGAATATATTAATACACCTTCAAATAATACAAAACATAGTATTTCAAAAAATAAATTGTTTATTAGAGATATTGGTGACGGTGGAAGTAAATCTAATAAGACTGAAAGAGATATAAAACTGCTTACAGATGGAATTAACGAAGAACCAAATAATGAAAGATATCATTTTTATTTGGCAAATAGTTATTCTGATTGCGGAAAGCATAATGAAGCAATTGAATATTATAAAAAACGTATTAAATTTGGTGGTTGGAATCAAGAAGTTTGGTATAGTTATTATAAAATGGGACACTGTTATAAAAATATTGGAGATATTTCAAATGCGATTATATCTTGGATGGAAGGTTATGACTATTTACCCGAACGTTTAGAAGGGTTATACCAGATAATTATGCATTATAGAATTATATCAAAACATAAATTAGCTTTACTTTTTTATGAGTTAGCAATCAAAATAATACAAAAAAATCATAACATTGATGGATATTTATTTTTACACAAGGACGTGTATTCATATAAAATCTACTATGAATATAGTATTATTGCTTCGTGGCTTGGAATTAAAAATATAAATAATGAAGTAAATATTATATTAAATAATTGTACAGACTATAATATTATTAGTAATGTATTCAGTAATATGAAATTTTATAAGGATATATTAGTTCCTACTAGTGTAGTTAAAATGGACGATAAAATTCTTGTATTACTTCGTGATGAAAAAGTATTATTTAATTCATCGTCAAGTTGTTTAATACATAATGAAAATAAAGATGGATATCTTTTAAATGTAAGATATGTTAATTATTATATAACAGAAAATGGATCTTATATCAATTGTGAAAAACATATTGTGACTGTGAACAAATATTTTGAATTAGATATTAATTTGAATATTGTTAAAGAAAAATTATTTGATTTGAATTTTGTAGATAAAAGATACATTGGGGTGGAAGATATTAAAATATTTAATGATTTAAATGAAAACAAGATAAAATTTATTGGAACTGGATTACATAACAATTATAAGATTGGAATCGTTAGTGGCGACTATGATATAAATCAAGATATTTTAGCAACTCATGAATTAACTACTGATTTTTCAAATTCGGATTGTGAAAAGAATTGGGTTTTTGTTGACTTTAAAAATGAAACCCATGTTATTTATAAATGGCATCCATTACAAATTTGTAAACTAGATGAACAAAATAAACAAATTTCCAATGTTGAAACAAGAAATATGCCTAGAATTTTTTCACATGTTCGTGGTTCATCATGTGGTTTTACTTATAATAAAGATAATTCTAGTGAAATTTGGTTTGTAGTTCATTTAGTTTCTTATGAAAGTCCACGTCATTATTATCATATGATAGTGGTTTTTGATTCTATGTTGAATTTATTACGATATTCTGCACCTTTTAAATTTGAAGGTGAATCAATTGAATATTGTTTAAGTTTAGTAGTAGAAGATGAAAGAGTGTTACTAAATTATAGTACATGGGATAGAACTACACGAATAGGAATTTATGATAAAAAATATATAGATTCTATCACAAAGTATACTGTTTAAAAAGTTTAAAAGTTTAAAAATAAATTTATTTTATTAAAATTAATTTATTTTATTTTATTTTATTTTAGATCCATTTATAAGGTCCTGTACCTTTTACATTCGTTGTAGCTTTTAATGGTTCTACCTCAATATTACATCTTTTTCCATGAACTAACCAATAAAATTTACCATTATTACCATAAACCGTAAATTTATTATCTACTACTTCCGAAGTATATAATATTTCTTTATTTTTTTCACCTGAGAAAATGGGTGTAATTTGAACTGTAAAATCACTAGCTAATATGTTGACATATTTTGGAAGCATTACTGTAACACATTGATTATTTGTGATTTCTGATTTTCCTCTATAGTAGACACCACCTTCTGGTCCTTCTAGACATGCATGAACTAAATATTTTTCTGGATTCATTGGATGATCTATGACGAATGTTTTTGTACCAAGATAATAATAATACTTTTGCTCAGCACTATTATATGTAACAGCACCAATACTTTCTGCAGATCCAGTTCCTGTTGGCACTGGAAAACTTCCTGTTGGACCTGTATTACCAGTTGGTCCTGTTTCACCAGTATTACCTGTATTTCCTGTAGCACCTGTTTCTCCAGTGTTGCCTGTTACACCAGTTGCTCCTGTATTACCTGTTGGACCTGTTGGTCCTGTATTTCCTGTGTCTCCAGTAGCACCTGTATTTCCTGTGTTTCCTGTTGGTCCTGTGTTTCCTGTTGGTCCTGTATCACCTGTCACACCAGTAGCACCTGTATTTCCTGTGACACCAGTAGCACCTGTTGGACCAGTATTTCCTGTATTTCCTGTTGCTCCTGTATTTCCTTGAGGACCTGATAAAACAATATTACTGGTTGTTATCCAAGATATTGTATTTGAACTACCTGATGAATATCTTACAGTAATAGTATATGTTGGAGAAGAATATGTGACAGGACTATCAACAAATACATATCCTGGAGCTGTACTATATATATATAAGAAAGCTCCGTTAGACAAATAAGATGCTAATGGATTTTCAGTAGTGATTGTAGAAGTGATTCCATTATTAGTAACTGATCCACTTTGAGATGGAACAAATGTTAATATTCCTCCAGGAGAACCTGTATTTCCTGTAACTCCTGTAGGTCCTGTTGCTCCAGTATTTCCAGTTGGGCCGGTGTTTCCTGTATTTCCTGTAACTCCGGTTGCACCTGTTGCTCCAGTATTTCCAGTTGGACCTGTATCACCTGTTGCTCCAGTATTTCCAGTTGCACCTGTGTTTCCTGTATTTCCTGTTGCTCCTGTTGCACCTGTATTTCCTGTATTTCCTGTATCACCCGTAACTCCAGTAGCACCTGTATTTCCTGTAACACCAGTAGCACCTGTTGGTCCTGTATTTCCTGTAACTCCTGTTGCACCTG